CGTCAAAATTTCGTGAAGGCTGGGAGCCTGTAAAGTTAGAAGATCATCCAGAGTTGAAGATCATGTCTGATGTTGATTCCAAATTCAAAGGTAATGTAGAGGTTGGAGGATTGTTACTTTGCAAGAACTCAACAGAAAACATGGATGCCAGAAGGGACTATCAACAAAACCAAGCGTCTTCACAGATGCAGGCTGTTGACAATAGTTACATGAAGGAATCCGACCCCCGTATGCCAGTACTCAGACCAGAGAAAAGCACACGCACTTCGTAATAAATATTAACAAATTAACCGAAGAGGTATAAAAATGAGCAGCACAGCAGCACCATTTGGATTAAACCCTATCGGTAGATTCGACACAGGTTCATTAGAGGTATTTAGACAATATCCTATTAAATCTGGTGAAAGTACAGCTATAGTTAAGGGCGATATCGTTCAACTAGTAAATGCCAGTAATGCAACTACTATTGCAAAAATGACAGGCACTATGGATGGTTCAGCAACTGACTTATGTGGTATTTTCATGGGTTGCCGATTTACAGATCCAAATACTAATCAGTTGACTTTTAGTCAACATTTTCCAGCAAGCACCGTAGCATCTGATGCAATGGCTTATGTGGTAGATGATCCTAATGTATTATTTACTATACAAGCTGATGGATCTTTCACAAACGAAAGAGACATATACGGTAAAAACGCACCTGTAGTTCAAAATAGCGCTAACACAACACTAGGTATTTCTCGTGTTGCATTAGATGCTTCTGAAATATCTACAAATGCAGGTGATGGTATTAAAATAATAGACTATCTAGGCGGTGACTTAGGTGATGAAAAAGGAAGCAGCTTTCCAATATTGGTTTGCAAATTCAATTATCATCAGCTTACATCAACTAGTGGCGCAGCTTAAGGAGGTT